GGCACCAATAGGGCCAGTAGGTCCAACATCTCCAGTTACTCCTTGCGGTCCAGTGGCTCCAACAGGTCCGGTTGCACCGATCGGTCCAGTTGCACCTGTATCGCCTTGAATTCCTTGTACGCCTTGTGGTCCAGTGGCTCCAGTTGCACCTGCAGGTCCAGTTGCACCTACATCGCCTGTTACACCTTGTGGTCCAGTTGCTCCAACAGGTCCAGTGGCACCGATTGGACCAGTGGCACCGACTGGGCCAGTGGCACCATCTGCGCCTGCAACGCCTTGTGGCCCTGTAGCGCCAATTGGCCCTGTCGCGCCTGTGTCACCCGTAGCACCGACTGCGCCAGTAACACCTGTAGCACCGACTGGTCCAGTGGCACCGATTGGTCCAGTTGGGCCAGTATCACCTGTAGCACCAATAGGTCCAGTAGCACCAGTTGGGCCAGTGGCTCCCACTGGTCCTTCAGGTGCCTGTAATGATGTGATTACAAATGAATAATGTTGTGAGCCTTCAGTGTAAAAGTTAATGCTTCGAGCAGTGCCATCATCATTGCGAGCATAAAGTTCAACAATCATACGATCTGTTGCAGATACTGCCGAACTTGGCAACACAATCTCAAGCTGAGTAAGCATTGGATTTGCGCCATCGTAAGGAATTAAAGTTGCATCTGTATCGCCAATTGTGGCAAGAACAGTGCCTGCATTATTTGCTAATTTTAAGCGTGCAAAAGCATAAACATCTGAACCGTTTGTTGGCTTTGAGAAAAATACTGAAAAGCGTTGAACACCTGCAGGAATAAGCGTAAAACCAAATGGTTCAGTAATGTATTGCTGCATCAACTCTGTTGAATTACCTGCAACAGAATTTGTAACAGTTGCCATTGCAGCACCTGTTGGTTCTTCACCCAGTTGCTTGTAACCAGCAAGTTCAGTTACAGATTCGTTGAAATAGTAGTAACGGCCAGTTGTATAACCTTGAGGCCCTGTAGCACCAGTAGCACCTGTTGGACCAGTTGGACCAGTTGCCCCTGTAGCTCCGATTGGACCAGTTGAACCTGTAGCACCTGTTGGGCCTTGAATTGTGCCAGTGTTAAGCCAAGATGATGTTGTTACATTCCAAACATAAAGATCGCCACCAACAATGTAAGCATCGCCAGGGTTTCCTGTTGGGTGAGCAGCAATCAATTCTGCATATGTTGCGTATGAACCAAGAATAGAAAGGCCAGCACCAGTATCACCTGTAGCACCAGTTGGACCTGTAGCGCCAGTTGCGCCAACTGAACCTGTAGCACCTACTGGGCCTGTTGAACCCGCTGGACCTGTAGCGCCTGCATCACCTTGAATACCTGTAGCACCAGTTGCACCAATTGCACCTGATACACCTTGAATTCCTTGAATACCTTGTGGACCTGTAGCACCAGTTGGGCCAACAACTCCAGTGGCACCTGTAGCACCTACTGGACCTGTTGCACCTACAACACCAGTTGCACCCGTAGGTCCAGTTGCACCTGCAATACCAGTAGCACCAGTTGCGCCAACAGTTCCTTGTGGACCTGTAGCGCCAGTTGCACCTACGGCACCTGTTGCGCCAGTAGCACCAGTTGAACCTGCAGGTCCAGTTGCACCCGCTGGGCCTGTTGGACCAGTAGCACCTGCAGGTCCTTGAGGACCCTGAAGGTTTGAAATAATGACTTCGGCAGGTGAGGCAATTTCAGCAATTACATCAGTTGTGCTTGATGATACATAAACGATTGAACTCATCGTGTCACCTCTGCGCTAATGTTTAATTCACCTTGCACTAAACGGGTTACTGCGCCAACGCCTGAAATTAGCTCTAAATCATAAACATAAGTTCCTGCAGGTAGTACCGCAGTTTGTGTTGCGGTTTGATCTAGGCTGATCGTTCCTAATGCACCGCCAAGAGTAATGCCACCATTTTCAGTTGTTAGCGTTAATACTGTTTGAGTATCTTCAACATCAACGCGAGCCTGTAAGCGAGCAGTCCAGTTAGTAAGGTTGACTGCAACATCATTAATTTTCCAAGTCAAAAGAAGATTAAAAGTTGCCCCTTGTTCAATTGTGAAATCTAAGGTACCTGCTGCCATTGCTTTGCTCCAAAAATTAGGGGTGGATTACTTTGAGCCTCTGCCGAAATCTGTTGAAGAAGAATCTAACCACTTCAATACTGGACCAGCGGCACCAGCAAGGGCGGCCATTCCAAGAGTTTTCAAATCAGTCTCGCCCGCAAGATACAAGGCAATGCTTGCCGCCGCCGCTGCGCGAAACCAAGAAAGTGTAATTTGCTTGAATTGTTCCATTGTTTGACTCCCTTGTTCTACTTGTGAACCTGGCAACAGGTACAAGTTGGTGTTTTGTAGGCTTTTTTAGCAGGAACTGGAACCATTTTAGCACCCACCTGCGTAACAATGCTTGGCTGGTTCATCCACCAAAACCACGGTGAAGTGTCGGCTGCAAACTCTGCCTTGATTGAAATGTGAAGATGCTTTTCGTGCTTGTTGGAACCTGTGTATTTGCGATTGCCTTGCTTGGCCTTTGACTTTGACCAAATAAAGCCGTTAAAAATCAAGTAATCAACGCGCTTATCATCTTTGAGCTTTTCGAAGATGTCAGCGCAATCAATGCCGTTTTTAGGGTCGTGTGTAAGATCAACGGCCAAACCTGTATTGTGATCGGAATTCGGATTTTGCTTTTGATGGGCAGCAGATGGCAAAAGGCCATCAGATAACTTCTTGCGCAATGGCTTCAGGGCGGTGGCTTGGCGAAGCACCGCCACTGCCGCTGGTGATGCCTTCTTTGCTAGTTTCATTTTTTCCCCAATAAGTCCAAAATAACTTCCATTTGCGCTTCAAGTCGGTTGATTGAATCGCGCATTGAACTGCCTGAGTTGGGTTTTAGTTCGTATAGATAGTGCTTTACAAGCCATCGAACTGAAGCACCAAAGGCGCTTACAATTGCAATGATGGATACGATTAGGCCAGCCCAGTTTGCTGCGTTCATTTGCGCGGTTCTCCGTTATGAGTTAGTGGTTGCCTCAAGTGTTGCTTTGAGGATTGCTATTTCTTGTGCTTGGTTTCCAATAATTTCACGCATTGCCTTTAGCACTGCCTGAATATCTACTTCTTGTTCCATTATTCCCCCTTGAGTGTGTCTATTTCTTTATACAAATCTTGAATCAATGCAAGCATCCCTGGAACCATAAAGTCTGAACTCCAGCGTGAAGCCCTGCCTTGTGCATCGTGATCTACTGCTACTGGGTAAATTGCATCAAGTTCTTCAGCAATAAACCCTGGAACTAAAACATCTGAACGCTCATCTTCGGCATCTAGGTAATCTTCACGATATTTGAAAGCCTTAACTGGCACCTGTAAAAGCAATTTAGGGTTCAAAACTGCAATTGTTGAAATGTCAACAACATCCTTTTTGAATCGAATACTTGAACCTGATGCAGCAACTAGGCGTGCAGTGGGTGTGCTACCATCGTTGACACGGGCAGCACCACCTGATGTTGAAACCTGATAGCCTGGGTAGTAGATGTAATCGTTAAATGTTGCATTGCTTGTAACACTCAAAGAACCACTTGCTGTAAGCGTGCCAGCAGATGTAATTGTTCCACTGCCACTGGTTGAAATGTTGCCTGAAGTAGTAATTGCACCTGTTGCAGTAATTGAGCCAACACTTGTTATATTGCCTGAAGTATTTACCACAAAACTACCTGCTGCGGTGTATAAACGGCCATCGGCTTGAATACCGCCAAGGGTGGTAATAGCTCCCTGTGATGAAGATGAGGCGTAAAGGCTGCTGCCATAAACACCACGGTCTGAATAAAAAGCGTAAGTGGTGGCGTTACCGCCTGGGGTGGTAGTTGGGTAAAGAATTGTTGAAAGGCCACTGTTTGTTAGATAACCAGCGCTATTGAAATTCCAACCATTTGCAGCAGAGCCAATATAACCGCCAGTTGCGTTAATTGTTCCCGTGATGGTTGCACTTGATGCAACTAACACACCTGCAGATGTAACCGAAAAGGTACCTGCTCCATTAATAAAAGTTGCACCCGAGATTGTGCCACCAACAATTGTGCCAGTTCCCACACCTACAAGGCCAGTTGCGCTAACTGAAAAACCATTGGTTGCAGTTCCAAAGTAACCCGCGGTGGCGTTGATCGTACCTGTAATTGTGGCACCTGTAGCCGTTAGTAATCCAGTTGCATCAATAATGGCGTTACCGCCAATGTTAAGCGTTCCACCCGTAATAGTTGAACCCGTAACACTGCCTGAAAATACTGCCGCACCTGTTGTGGCACTTATTGAAAATGTTGCTCCATTACCAGAACCAGTGCTGCTGGAATTAAAACCAGCCAAACCCAAAGAATTGAGAACAACACGCGCACCAGTAGTTGCAGATGCACCTGAATAAACAGTAATGCCACCGCCGTTAATTGCCGTGATCTGATTTGAAGCATTAACAATTGTGTTTGCACTTGGTTGAAGTGAACCAACTGCAGCCGTGTAGGCAGTTGCTGCGTTAGCAAGGGCAGTGTTGGCAGTTGATTGTGCTGTACCAGCAGCAGCAGCAGCGGCAGCGGCAGCAGCCGAAGCGGCAGCGGCGGCGGCCTCGGCTGCTACTACTTCAGCATCAAGTGCTGCAAGTTGCTCGGTGTTAGCCGCTAAAACTGGAATAACATTGGTAACTGTAAAGTCACCTGTAAGAGTTACAGTAATTGGGGTATTGGTAATTTGTGGACACAATGGCATCTGTTACCCCCTAGATTGTAATTGAGTACGGGTTGATGGCTGAAGTGGTATAAGAAACGACCCAGTTGTTTTGAGTAATGGTGTGAGCCATACCTTCAACCACAAGGTTCCATTGATTTGCGCGGCCATCATAGGTTGTGCGTACAACGCTTACCTGATCGCCTAACTCTGTTGCTAAAAAGTCAGGATACAAAGCGCCAAAAGTCGCAAGAGAAAGCGCGTTAAACTCAATGCGCTCAACATAGGTAACAGGTGTTGCTAATTTGCGTGATTCGTAAAGAGCTAGATTCTGAGCATTAGAATCGGTTGCAACAGGTGCATCAAAAACCGCCTTTGCAATACCGTACGCACTCACACTTGGGTTATACCGTGATGTGTATTGCTTAGTGGTATTGGTGCGATTAACTATCGCCTGATTAACAACATAATAAGTGCCAGGGTTGGTAAACAATTGCATATATCCAACAGTATTACTTGCACTTGTATCGGCAAATAACAACTGAGTTGGGCGTGAGAACTTATCTGCTAGTGGCACAAGGGTTGCAACATTGTTGCGTGAAATATAGAAACGCCCCGCGATACTATCAACTGCCTGATAAATCATCGCCATACAAGAGCGATTTTGAACCGTTGCAAGCATCCCAACTGTTCCAGTTAAAGAGCGTGAAGCCCCACTTGGCCAACCCACAATGTCGAGCATACGGCCAACGCGGGTGGCTGCCGTTTCAGCGTTTGCGGCAGCGGCCAAAGCTGGTGCCTGCGCATCGGCAATGTAGGCAATGCCATCAACAAAGGTCATTGTAACCCCTGGTGCTTCGCCTTGATCTACTTTTGTTTCTTCAAGAAATCCGTAATAAAGATAATAAGCGGTGCCACCAATTGTTGCCACAATGCGCATCTGCAAACCATCACGCAGGATGCTTGCACCTGAGACAACCCACGGGCTTGAAGCGCTGGTGTTGTCAGGGTCATAAATACCGCTAGTGTTATTAAAAACGATTACTGAAACTCCGCATTGGTCGCGCTCGTTTTGGCGAGTGCGACCACGGCGAATGTCAATTTTAATGAGATCGCTGGTTGTTACCGAAGTCCAAGTTCCGCTTTTAAGAAATTGCACACCGACTGCAGGCGAAGTTGTACCGTCAAAGGCTGGCATTATTCAGCAACCAATGCAAATCTGCCATTATTACCGCCAAAACCACGGCGGGTTGTGCGCAGAATACCGTCAGTAATAGTTGTAACTAAATCTTCATTAGTAATAACTGAACCAGCATTATTTACAACTACAGTTGTGCTGCCCCTGTTGCCATAAGCAAGCGAGCCTGAACCACCAATTGCAATGGTGGGTGAGCCTGAAAGTGTTGCTTGGCGTGCAAGGTTTTTGCGTACGGCCTCTGCAGTAATTTTCTCTTGTAATGTTGATGCAGTTTTAAGTGCCTTCGTTGACTTATTCAGGCCAGTTGTGAAATCACTGAGACCTTTAACAACAGGTGGTGTGTACGGGTCAACGCTAAAATCTCGGTTGTTAGAGTTTCCGCGTGGGCTGATTCCTTTACCGCCTTTGCTAGTACCAGCATCGGCATTAGGACCTACCATTTTATTGAGCGTATAAACACCAAGCCCAGCCGTTGCAAGAGCTGCAGTACCCAATGCAATGCTTACACCTGATGTGGCAAAGGCGGTGGCAATGGCTGCGCCAATTGAGGTTGTTCGCAACAGTGCCATTACTGCAATGATGCCTCTAATTGCGGTTATAAAAGCTGCAATGCGACCGACTACAAACATTCCAGCAATAAGAGCTGCCATACCCCTTATGATGCCCATATTGTTTGCACACCAATCAGAAAAAGCAACTGCAACTGTGAGTAACTTAAAAGCCATCTCTGCAGCAAGTTGGAAACCTGCGGCCAACTTATCCTTATTTAAGGCAACAAAGGCCTCAATCCTTGGCAAAAGTTTTGTTGTTACTAATGTTACAAACTTTTCCATTACTGGCAACAATGCGTAACCTAAAGTTTCCATAACTTCGCCAAAGGCAATTTTTAAGCCGTTCATTTTGCCTTCAAGGGTGCCTGCGCGAGTAGCGGCGGCACCGCCTACAATCTTTGAAACCTTATCTGTAATCTTGCCAAAATCTTTTGTTGCTAAAGTTGCTGAACCGATACCAGGCACAAGTTTTGTAATTGCCCTGTACTGACCCTGACTTGCCTTGATGATCGCTTCAGATGCCGCTGCTAGATCAACACCTGCAAATGCACTTACATTGAGCGCAATTTGCATTGCCTCTTGAGCAGCGGTAGTTGAATCAAATGCTGCCGCTAATCTGCCAAATGCAGGGCGAAGTTCATCATCTGCAACTGAAAATTGTTTTTGAAGCGCCGTAATGTGTCGTTCTACGCCAGCAATTGCATCATCGGTTGCGCCAACAGTATTACGCAAAGAGTTAGCAAGAAGGGCTTGGCTCTTTTGATCAGCAACTGCAGCCTCAACTGCATCTTTACCAATTTTTACTGCAAATGCCGTTGCTGCTAACGCTGCAATTCCAAATGCTTTTGCGGATTTTTTAGCAAAGGCATCAAAACTTTTACCAAGTTTGTTAATGTCTTTTGTTGCAGCCTTTGAACCTTTATCAGAATACTGGGTGAGGATGCGTGCTACAACTGCGCCTGTTGCCATTTATGCACGCTCCTTATTCAAGTGTTTTTGCAAATCTGCCTTTGCTTGCTCTAAAGCGCGATTTACATTTTCTTCAATTCTTGCTCTGTCTTTATCAACTACACGCCATACTACACGCGAAGCCTTGCCAAATCTGTTGCCGATTGTTCGCAAGAACTGTTGACCTGAACCGCCACCAAATCCTGCCTGACTTTTACGGCCAGCCGTTTCAAAAATTGCACCCGCTGCAGACTTATTGAGCAAGGCACCAGCACTTGTTGTGTAATCGCCACGAACCTTGCCCTGAGCTTTTGTTTTTGTAATCTTGCTTTTGATCTCGCCAGCGTTCCAGCCTGGCCAACCAGCGCCACCGCGAGTACGGCCTTTGGCAGCATCTGCCTTACGCCAGCCACTCATCGGTGGTTGATCAGTAATGATATTACGAGCATCTCTTTGAGCGCCTGCAAGTTCGGTATTGATAACCTTGTTGAAACGCTTAACGGCATCTTTATCAAACTCTTTAAGCGCATCCAATGTTTCTTTAATGCCCGTGAGAACAATTACTTCATCCGCCATTGGTTTTAGCTCGTTCCTTCATATAGATCGTGATTGCTTCAAGGATACCTTCAGGCGCATCAAGCAAATCACTAATAGGAATACCTGTTTCAACCGCAACGGCTGCAATCGTATAGGTTAAACTGTTGCGGTGGACTCGAAAGAACTATCAGATTCCAATTCAGCCGAAACGATTGTGTCTAGGTACTCAGGGCCAAAAAGTTTTACTGGTGTTCCACCATTATTTTGAGCATCTATTTGCTGGCATTTCCAAGCCAACCAATAGAGATGCTCAATTTTTTGTTGCTCTCCTAATAATTTAGGCAATCCTGCACCAAAGTTTTGTTCAAATGCAACAATAACGCGTGGGGTTAGCTTGTAACTAACCTCAACGCCATTAGTTGTTTTTACCTTTACTGATAATCCATCCATCTTTTCCCCCTTAGTAGATTATGAAATTGCTTTAGTAATTGGACCCGAAATTGGCCAAGTTACACTTGCTGTTACTAACTCGCCAACGGCACCTGAAAGTGGTTGCCATTCTGCGATCAAAGCGTTAAATGTGTACTTTGGATTGCTTGCACTTGCAGTTGTATTTACTGGGCGAATTTCCATTGCTACCGCAGTTCCAACAGTTGATGTTGCAAGTGATGTACCGTTGATAAGTTCTTCGAGAGCATTGTCTGCAAAATCTTGATTAAACTCAACAGTTAGTTGATTGTCAAACAATCCACCAACGCGTGTACGAGCTACATTTCCAAGACCTGTAGTTTCAATAACATCTACGCTACTTGAAAGCGAAATTGAACTTACATATTGCGAGATGTCGTTGCTTGCAAAAAGGACATAAGCATTTGTTAATACTAAGCGTGGCATCTATTAAACCGCCTTCGTAATTACGCCTGAGATTGGCCAAGTTGCAGAAACAGTAGCCAATTCGCCAACTGCACCTGATAGTGGTTGCCATTCTGCAACAACGGCTGAAAATGTGTAACTAGGATTTGATGCACTAACCGCAGCAGATGTTGGCTTTACAACACAAGTTACATTTGTTCCAACAAGTGATGAACCAACTGCATTGATTGTTACTTCAGGTGCAGATGTTGCAAAATCTTGATTAAACTCAAATGTTGCTGAGTTATCAGCAAGCCCTGAGACACGGGTACGCGCTCCACCTGATGCCATACCTGTTGTGTCAACCACATCTTCGCTGGTTGAAATTGCCACGCTCGTAATAAACTCGCTGAGATTGATGCCGTTGATTACAACTGAAGCATCTGTTAGGACAATACGGGCCATTATTTTGTTTCCTCTACTGTTGCTGGTTTAGTTTGTAGTGATTTTTTTATATGTTCACCTGCAACTAGGGCATCTGCGTTTAGTCCTAGTTCAAGCAATTCTTTGTCTGTAATTGTTTCGCCTTTTTTCTTCGCCTCGAAATTGTCCGAGGTAACTGTGTAGCTCATTTTTCTCCTTATCCCCAAACGGTGAGACGGTAACGGTATGAAAGAAATACAATATCGCCAGCGACATATTCGCCAGCCTCTGCAGAGGTAACTCGCAAGGTATTGCAAGCTCCACCAAGAGTTAGATCAGATTCAATTGCTGCCTTGATTGAGAAATCCCCACTACCTGCAAGGTACTTATCAAGTTCGTTTTGGCCTGAACGCTCTGTAAAGCGCTGAACCAAAACAACAACATCTAGGTTTGCCTGGTCAAGTCCACGGGCATTGTTTAAGTCAAAGGTAAAGTCCAACTGGCCAACGATAGCCGCTGGTGCAACTGGCACCGTAGGGATTAACTCATAGGTACGCATACCCTTAATCGCCTCTAGGTTGGCTTTTAAGCCGTTTCTAACGGCACTTGGTAACATTATACCGCCAAGCCATTGTTCTTGCGTAGGGGGCGCAGCAGCGCCTCAACATCGGCATCTAGCTTTGCAGCCAAACGCACTGTTCCCATATCGGTATTGCCAGCAATTCCAAATGGTGACTGGTTACGCAGGAACAGGCGAGAGGCTTGAATCTTTGCTGCGGTCTTTACTTCGTAAGGCACTGTTGACCATCCAAAAACACCCTTAACCCGTATGGATTGAGGCAAGTTAAATGGGAAAACATAAGAACCAACTGCTAATAAGCGGTTCATTGGCCACCCGCGAGAAGGATTATTGACTGGTTCAAACATTGCATCGCTTGCATCCCACACTGTTTGGTACAAGCGGTCAAAATTATCATCGGTTGCAATTTCACTGATGCTTACAAAATCATCAATCGGTGCAATGTAATAATCGGTTGGGGTGTAATAGCGAGTGGCTGGCAGTAATTCAGTGCCATCCTTGTAAAAGAAACGGCCACAATAATCATCTATTTGGCGTGAGGCGGTTGCAATCGCCAATTCAAGGGCTGCATTGTCAATTGAATCCTCAAGATTGAGTGCATCCTTAACTTCATTCAGGGTTACATACCCGTTAGTGATCGCCACGCTTGGTTCTCGTTTCTACTTTGGGAAGCATTGCGCGTTCCAGTTGTGGAACGGCGGTAGCGGTTTCCTTTGATTTTACCTTAATTCTTAAAATTCTTTTTATGCGTTCCATATATCGTGCTGCCTATCATCTAACCAGTAGCTCTTTGAGTGAGGCAGTATCGCGCCAGTGTGAACATAGATTGGAAAACCTAGCGAGCGAACACGGCGGCAAAATTGCAAGTCCTCGCCTATCCACTCACCATTAATCGGTCCATCCCAAAACCAAGGCCAATCTTGCCCCTGGTGTGGGTCGGCATCTGCTCTGATCGCTTCAAGAACGCTGCGGTGGATGAGCAAACATCCAGTGCCTGCAGCATCTACTTGGAAAACTGAATCTTTATCGTACTTATTTAATGGCAAGAAACCTTCAACAGTATCTTGAAAAATTGTTGGCACTGGTTGTGGGTATGGATAGCCTGTTTCAAAACTAGCAAATACCAAACCTGCTACAACTGGGCGCTGCGTATCGTGGGCAGTTTCAACCAACTTATCAAATGCCTCAACAGATAGTTGCTCATCTGAATCCATCATTAGCAACCAGTCAGATTTAGTTTCTAAAAACTGTTTCACCAAACGATTGCGTTGCTTTGAAAGCAATCCTGAACCCTTGATGCGGATGAATGGGCCAAGTCGCGATGATCGTGACTGGGCAACCTGAACCAAACTAAATGCAAACCCGCCGTTAACTGTTCCTGGGTCGCAACTGCCAATTGAAACTTTGTGTGCTGACTTCATAGATTCCCCCGAATCATTTAAGAAGTAAGAGGCGGGTTAGTCGGGGGAGAAAAACCCGCCTCTTACAATTTGTTAACTTTCGATTAGAAAGTTGGAGCTACTAAACCAGTACCGCTAATAATTGAAGCGGCCTTTGGATAACGCTCTGCTGAGAAGGCACCAAATCCATAAACAACAGACTTGATTGTGAGAGATGAAGCACCAGTTGCATCAAATGACAATGCGAATGGTGAACCTGGTTGCTCCCAAAGGTGCATTTCAGGTGCTGCTACGCAGTAGATTTCATCCTGATTTGTTGCTGCGCCGTATGTTGTTCCAACATTTGCATCAGAAATGATAGGCAAGCCCATCATTGAGTAACCTGAATTTGCATACGCTGCTGCGCCTGCACCTGCTGCTGAACCGTTCATTGGTCCTTGTGCGTTTGGCACTACCAATGGGCGGCCTGTTGAATCTGTTGCTGCTAGCAAAAATGCTAGGCGGCGTGGGTGCATAATCCAGTGTGTTGGTGTCTCAAAGACATTGCTCTGAATTTGCTGAATTGCATCAGCCAACTTTGGATATAGCAATGCAACTGTCGGTGTTGTTGCAGTAAATGTTACTGCGTTTCCACCTGAGCTACGGATTCCCTTGAACTGGCCGTTGTTGCCTGTTCCGTTAAGAACCTGCGCATCAACTGTTGTGTGCCAAGAACGGATTAGGTCAGCAACAACAAATGTGTCAATGCCTGTTCCGCGCTCAATTGCCTGGCGTGATAGGTCCTGCTGGCCAGCGATTGTGCGTACTGGAATTGTTAGCAGTGTGTCATCAGCATCTGTCTCTGATACTGCAGTGTTCTGTGTTTCCTGAACTGCAGTTGAAGTTCCAGTTGTCATACGAGAAATCTCTAATGACATACCTGAAACTGGAAGTGTGTGCTTTGCAGTTGCGAAATCTGCAGTTGGGCGGCCTGCGCGTGCAAATGGTGCAGCGAGATCAACTAGGTACTGAGGAACAACTAACCCAGCAAAGTTTGATGTATCAACATCACGGCGCTCAATTGATTCTTCCTTTGTGTGGCGAGCAAGGCGCTCTTGTGCGTTGTAATCTCCGCGAACCTGAGCGTTGAATACATCCTTAACAAATGAAACATTTGCTTCAGGTGAGTATGTGCGTGCTTCGCGTGTAACTGTTGAGCCACCAACGCGAGGTGTAATTACTGCTGCAACTGATGAGCGCATTTCTGCAACCTTTGCATCTGCTGCTGCCTGTGTTGTGAACTTTTCGATCTTTGCATCTAGTGCGCGTGCTTCTTCAACGAGAGCATCAACCTTATCGGTTTCCTCTGTAGTTAAGTCGGTGCGTGATTCTGCGGCTACTGCCTCAAGAACTGCATCCATTTCTGCCTTAACTGCATCACGGCGCTCAAGAGCTACATCAAGATATGACTTTGACATTATTCTCCAATGAGTGTTTGTAAGTGTTTTGAGGTGGTGGCAATGCTCTCCACGGCGCTTTTAGGGTGTGGGATTTGCTCCGACTTCGCTCTGCTACTTGTGCAGCAGAAATTTAGTTTGTGTTGTTAACGATTGCTTGCGCTAGGCGCAGGGAAATCGAACGCGCTGCAGTTGCCTCAACAGGCACTTCTTCAACAACAGGTTCTTCAACTTCAATTTCTTCTTCAGGCTCTCCACCTGTAAGCATCGCCATCATTTCAACGGCCTTCATAATGTAATCGTGGCCTTCGCTTAAATCTTCAAAGATTGTATTGAGAACCGCTAAGGATTCCCCTGTAATCTCACGGCCTTCTTTGATTGCTTCAATTGCGGTGCGTAATGCCTCACGCGCTTCAACTGTTGTTGTTGGGTAGGCAGGGTAAGTAACCACTGAAACATCTCCATCTGCTAGTGAAACTTCAGTTAATGTGCGTGTTGTGCGATCTTCGCTCCATTTTTGACGAATGACACGAAAAGCAAAACTCATTTGGTCAACATCTCCGCGCTCAACTAACTTGTAAAGATCGCGGCCTTCGTTGGTGTCTGCAATAACTGCATCCATATACAAGCCACGATCATCTTCAGTCAAGGTCATAGTGCCATTCTTTGTGCGAGCTAGTGGCAAACCTTCGTGGTTGATAAGCAAGCGCACATCAGGTGTTTCGCTCAAGGTCTTACGAAACGCGCCAGGGGCGATTGTCTCAATAAATGGTAGGGGAACGCTGGGGTCATTAAACACTGCAGCATATCCGCGAAGTGTCATTGTGCCATCTTCTGCTTGTCTTGCTTCAACATCGCGCACTGTAAATGTACGGCGTTCAATCTTTTTCATTTTGCTCCTTGAGTTAACTTCCCCGCCTGTGTTTTTTTCTGTCATTACTGAACCTCATAAACTGCGGTTGGGTCGGTTGGGTCAATTGTTGAAATCTGTTGCAACTGACTTGAAGGCAAACCAGTGTGTTTCATATCAGGCAAGCCAACTGCCTTTGTTACTGCTGCTGGGTCAAAGCCAACTTGAATTAAACTTGCAGCAATTTCGGTGCGTAGTTTGAGGCCAACATCCTTAGCATCTGAAGCATCAATGTTTTGTAATGGCACACGGTACTGATCGCCACTTTCAATTGGTGCCATATCTTCGTAAGCGTGAACATCGTTGAGTGAAAGGAAACCTTCACGCAATCCCTTTGTGTAGGCATCGTATCGTTCAATTGTTGTACCGCGTAACAGTGCATCTAGGTTAAAGCGGATGAATCCGTCAGGCTCAGGCAACAATGTTGATAGTGACTGCTCAATACGCTCTAAGATTGGGCGCAATGAATGTTGCACAAATGAAAGATTCTGCGCTTCAACTGAGGCAAATGACATAGCACCCGCAACTGGATGACCAAGTAGCGACAATGGAACGCGGAAAATGCGAGCAATTTCTTCAACACTAAAACGGCGAGTGTCTAACAACTGCGCATCTTGTGCGTTAATCTGTAGCGGTTGGAAACTTGCACCGCCTGAAAGTATCCCGATCTTGCCAGCGCGGTATGGGCCAGTGTGGGTAAGGTTCCAATCACGGCCAATATCTTGTGCCTGTTCTTCAGTTAACTCACCTGGTACTTCAATCACACCGCCAGGGTTTGCAGCATTGCCAAAGTATGAGGCGGCATAAACATCGGCTGCCATTGCCGCGCCAAGTGTGGTGCGGCAGGCGGCGATTGGGCTTAGGCCGTAGCGCTGACCTGGTAGGCGAAAATCAGGAATGTGCAAAAGTTCTTTATCTGTTAGGCGTTCTTCATATACGCCTTGTGTGTCTCTAACCTTCACATAATAAATTAAAGGCTCGCCTACTCTTGGGCGCTCAATGCGCACACCAATTGGGTCAAGCACATATAGCTCTTGAACATCGCCCATATCATCGCGCACTGTCAAGATGTAGGCGTTTCCTTCAAGTTTGAATGAGGTAACAATCTGCTCGTAAAACTCAAGGCGTGTTGTTTCAGGGTTGGGGCGTGTGACCCAGGCTGGTTGATCGCCGTAAATTGTTGAGTATGGCTCACGGTTACGACCACGGCGCACATAAGCACCGACTGGCAAAGATGAAACTGTATCTGCTAACAAGCGCACGCAGGAATAAACTGTTGACATACGAATTGCGGTTTCTGAATCTACAGTTACGCCAGCAAGAGATTGAAATTGTGGCCGCCCTGGAATCAGTGGCTCGACATACTGATTGTTTGCAGATCGCTTAGAACCTGACCCTGCCAAACGCTTTGATAAACTCATTAGTTAGCCTTCTCTGTAATCCACACTAGAAAAACACCTGAAACAATTAACGCAAGTGGTACTGAAATCATTGCAAGGCCAGTTGCTGCAAGGGTTGCACCGACAATTTCAACGACTAATGAAAAATCAATCTTCTTCATCTTGCTCCCTATACCTGAATTGAAAAGAATCTAGCAACTGGTGCTGGCGGTTCAGCGGGTTGTGTTGCTCTGTCATAACCAAAGATTGATGCAACCGCTGCATCCACCTTACGCCTGCTACTTGCTTTGGCAACCATAACACCACGGCTTGATTGTTTCGTTACGCAGTTGGCAATATGGCGAGCAAGTCTTTCATCTCCATCGTGGGTAAATGATTGATTCACCACGGCTTCATAAAACTTTTGTGTTGCTGGCACCATATTTTGCGCACTGTTTGGATAAGAGACAACTGGCAAACCTTCTTCATCCAAAACCATAAATGTTCTTTGCCACCTAGCAGGGTCAAAAACAATCTCTTTAACATTGAAGCGATCATCGCGGTATGTGTCCACAATGACCCGTTCAACTTCAGCAACTGGAATGTGCCAGCCCTGTTCAGCATCATCGGGGCGCTCCCATAATCCAACAACCATTAGGTGAGGCTTCTCGCCGCCCATCAACCACATCACTAACGCGGTTGAGTCGTTTGAAAAGGCACCATCAAAAGCCAAAATACATTCTTCGCCAGGTTCAGGAAATCTATCTTTATCCTCTAAGGTTTCCCAAGCACCTGTTGGCAACCAAGCAACTGAAGTGCTTACCCAGCAATTGAGGCGCTTGGTTCTAAACTCAGCTTCGGGTGTGCGCAATACGGCAGAACTTATTTCCTCTGCATCCAGTAAATCGTTATACCCTGGATTTGATTCAAGCCACAAAGATTTGTCTCTGTGATCGCCTTCAGGTGTTGTTGGCTCCCACCACGAAAAGAAAAATGATGGGTCTTTCTTCTCACCCTTTACAACTTGTTGGCCGTATTGGTAGAGCGAGTAGCAAAGAGAATCTTGGCCGTTGCTTTGTGTCTTAACACCTGCGGTTGTGATGCCAAGAAGAAGTGAGTCGGCTCTAGCACCACCAGCAAGTGATAATACATTCCAAAGTTCCCAAGAAGGCTGGGCGTGAACCTCATCAAAAATTACAAGCGGTGAAGGGTTGAGGCCTTCTTTTGAATATGCTTCGGCAGAAAGTACGCGGTACACGCTGCCTTTATCTTTGAACTCAATGGCATCGCGGTAAAGAGTGAACATCGAAGATAGTTCTTCATCTAGTTCAATCATTCGCTTAGCAGTTCCAAACACAATGCGTGCTTGGTCGCGGTCTGCTGCACAAGAATAAATCTCTGAACCGTTGCCGCCAAGTGTTAAACCAGCCAAGCCCATTGATGCTGCTAATGCGCTCTTGCCATTCTTCCTTGACATTCCAACCAAGGCAGTGCGGTGTCTGAAACGGCCATCTTCACGGCGAGCAAGAATATGTTTAAGTAACTCTTTCTGCCATCCACGCAGTTCAAGTAACTTGCCTGCAGGTGAGGCTACAGAATCTTTTGTTACTCGGCAAACGGCTTCAGCAAAGTTTGCATACAACTCGCCATCGCCGCGAAGCTGATCTTCAATTGGTACTTCAGTTAACCAGCGCGGTGGCCAACCAGGAACTTCAGCCATTGTTTTTTTGCTGCTCTAACAACTGGGCCAACTTGCCTTTAGTCGTTACTTCAGCAACCCCCAACTTACTGCGATCAACTGGCGTTAGGCCAAGCAATGAAAGCAATTTAACAATGTCGTTCTCAACGGTGTTTAACATTCCAAACAAAGGGTTTGCGTAGGCGTAACCCTTATCGGTAAAAAGCACATAGTCAGTAGCGGCCAGTTTCTCTTTCAGCTCGTACTTCTTATCCATCTTTTCACAAAGTTCAATGAGTAACTTGGCATCGGTGTTAGCAATCCACGGTGCCATTGCCCTAACATCTGCCCACATCTTTTGGCCAGCATCGCTTAAATGAAGCGGTGCATCGCCTTTGATTTGTGGCAGTGCAATTACATTCTTGAGATCAGGCAGCGGGCGTTTGCCTGGGTTGCCTGTCTTTCGTTTTTGTTCAGTCGGCTTTGCTGGTCTGCCTGCCATTGTTTCATCCATTCGCTTCAGTAATCTAACGCCCCCGTTAGTTTGATTGCCTTGCTGATTGGGAGAAAGCCAACAACCTTTTCAACCTGTTCGCTCTTGCCAAAATCAGTTGATGCTGGCATCCAGTGTGTGTGCCATTGCATTTCTTGCAACGATAAATTCCAAGCATAAATTCCAAGCGGTGTTGAGTTGATGTACACGGCGTTGTAAAACAGGGCTTCAGCTTTGGCAATCAGCGCATCAAACTTTTTCTTTTCAATTGTCATTTCGTCATAATGCGTTCGCCTGCATTTGAGTTCAATAACTAGTTTTTGTTCATTGCTTAGGCAATCGTGCGTACTGAACTGGTTTGGGCTTTTTTTCAAATCGCGCAGGTAGTTAGTTTGCAAAAACTGCAACAGTTCAAGTTCATTCAAACCAAAACCCCCCAAATCTCATTTTGCGGAACTCTGCGTTTGCAGGGCATCGGGGTTTATATCCCGTATG